ACTACCGCCCTGCATAACCCGACGACCAATCTCGTTGATCATATTCATCTTGGGGATAGCACCAGATGCCTCACCACCAGTACGGCTGATGGTTGATCCGGCTGGACGGTAGATACTGTAGTCAACACCAATACCGCCGCCTGTCATAAGGCAGCTTTCAGATTTCCAACTAAGGTTTGCCCAATCCTCACGGCTATCTTCCTCAGCTTTCAGTAGATAGCAGTTATTAAAGAATTTGTTGGGACGCCCTGCGTAATATAAGTATCGACCTCCAGGAATAAACTTGAGTTCTGTGATGTATTTTTGAAGCTGACTACGGTCTTCCTTAGTCATATGTTCGCCACATACGTCCTCAACGAGTGTTCTGGAAAGGTCTGCCCACGTTTCACATCCGTCATGGGCGTATTTGAATTTGAAGATGTCCTCACTAAATTTAGAGCGGAACATCGGGTTGTTATTTGATTTAAAAGCCATGTTTATTATACCAAGTCTAATAGGTTAGGGGGTGTGTAGTTTTTGCCTTTGAGGACTTTGCCGTCCTCTCGTTTGACTGGTTTCCCATCTACTAGCTTGGACATATTACTTTCATGTACACGAACAAAGGCTGGTTGCATCTGTAAGCCAAAGGCATCAGCAAACCCTGAAATAACGTACTGACAATCAGCAAGCTCTTTTAGGATATGTGCAACATCTGAAGCAGGGACAGCCTTGTGATACCAAAGTAAACTACAGGCATGATCGACTGCTTCTTTCAGCTCGAGCGTCTCTTCTTGAATTAGAGACATACGGAGCTGAAGCAGTTCTACATTAAGTCGGGCGTGTCGTTCCATACCCATTGCTGTGTGGAACTCTGCGACATAGGATTCTCTTGTACGATCCTTCATCACCAGTTAACCCCCTTTGTTTTTTCCATAAGCTTTATCATCTCATCTAAATACCATCTGGCTTTCATGGCATCTTCGAGGGGATTGTTCTTATTCCAAAGGCGTGATCCAAGGTACTTTAGGACTTGTGCATGAGCGACTGAAATTGACTCATACTCGCCAACTACATCCACTATGTAAGTCCATGTTTCGATTTTACCTGAAGTGTAATGGGTAGGGTGATTGACGTTGGTTAACAACTCATCTGATTGATCTCTCGGCATCAATTAGGACTCCAAAGGTTTACTTTACCATTCTCCATGTCGTACTCGCCGTGTCTTAGAATACGGGCAAGTCTAGCTTGGGAAATAGCGTCCTCTTCGGTTAGCCCTGCTTTTTCGTAGGTCTTAACGACAGCACCCCAAGTGGGGTCTTCATCAAGAATAGCAGTAGCTCTCTTCTCCCCGATCCCTTTGCATCCAGCATAGTTATCGGCTTGGTCACCAGTGAGGACTTGTTTTAGGAAAAAGTAATCAGCCTGTTCAGGCGTTACTTCGACGATCTCATCATCCACTAGGTGAAGCCCAGGGATTTGCATCAGGTCTTTATCGATGCTCCAGATGATTGGCTCTTTAAAAAGAGGCTCGTATGTTCCACAGATACCAAGGACATCATCAGCCTCAAGACGAGGATAAGTCAGTGTACGGTATCTGGTATTACAGTAGTCTTTGAGCAGAGACAGCAGCATAGGCTTGCGTGTCTTTGCTCGGTTGGCCTTATAAGTATCACAGAGTTCTTTCCTGAAATTAACCTTATCAGTAAAAGCTACGATGACATCAGCAGCCCCAGACTTTTCGGTCAAGGTTTGCATCATGTCATCGAATTTTGCTTTTGTGTCGGATTCAGACGCCCAGAGTATCCAAGTGTCTTCATCGTACTTAGTAGGGTGTTCCAGAGAAACTGCTGCTTGAAAGGCCACGATATCCCCGTCAACGAGGAGCGTGTTCTTAGCCATACGTTCTCCTAATGTGTCTCAGCCCAGTTTGCACCGATGTTATATTCACCAGTGAGTGGTACTTTGACATTGAAGTGGTCACCAGCTCGAGCAATACAATCCACGATTAGCTTGCCGCACTCCTCTGCGATATCAGGATCACAGTCGAATTGCAGCTCATCATGAATCCATGCGACTTGCTGGCATTTATCTTGCCACCCTCTAGAGCGTAGTTCTTTGTCTACCTCTACGAGCCACTGCTTACAGACCAGACTGCCGTCCGATTGTAGGCTTGTGTTGAGGGAAGCGAATACAGCTCGTATATGGAGCTGTCTGCCGTCCAATCCTATTAGGTAACCGTTCTTTTCAGCTTCCTTTTTAACAGACTGAACAAGCTGTTTGAGTGCTGGGACTTTCTCGAAGAATGCTTTCTTAATTTGCTTTCCAGCAGATGCACCCTTACCGATAATGGAACCAATCTTAGCGTCGCCAGCACCGTAGAGAAATGCGTAGATAAACGTCTTCGCATCATTTCTAGTCGGCAAGCCAGCGGCAGTTTGGTTTGTCGTGTGGACATCCCCATCAACAACCTCCTTGGCGTAAGCACCTTTGTCGTACTGCCACATTTTATTGGCAAGCATACGAAGCTCGAGGCCAGAAACATCAGCACCGATTAACACACGGCCTTTCGATGCAGTCCAGCAAGAGCGACATTCTTTACCATAAGGGGCATATACACTTGGTGTCTGAGCAGTGTTGGGAGACCTGTGCGTTGCACGGCCTGTCACTGCCCCATTAGTTATTACCTGACCATGTATACGTCCGTCCTTGATCTTCTTCAGCCAACCATTAGCCCCGTCAGATATTTGTCCGATACGTTTTTGGATCATCAGGTATTCGCTTAGTAGTTTAGCTTCAGGGTATGGCAAGCTAGACAATACTTTTTCATCTACCTTTGCCCTACCATCCTCAGTAAACTCTTTTGGCTTCCAACCGTGGATAGCCTTGAGCCTAGACTCGATGTGCATCCGAGACCCTGCGTTAAACACGACGGTCTTGGTTTTCATAAAGGATACGCCTTTGACGTAACCTCGAGCCTTGTTATTTACCTTGGGTGTAAAGAGACCAAGCTCCTCTTCCCAAGGAGGGAATGCGTCCTGTAGTTCTGCTTCGAGTTCAGCTCTACGCTTATCTAGTGTAAGCTTTAGGCTTAATGCAGCTTCCTCGTTAAAAGGAAAACCACAACGCTCCTGTTCTGCAATCACCCACTTGACCTGATGTTCAAGTTCGGTAGCCACAGGAGAAGTGCCTTTAGACTCGATGAGCTTCCACAGCCTATCAGTGACCTCCACATCCTGTTCGCAGTAATACTGCATTTCAGATGACCACTCTGACCAACCGCCATCATAATCACCTTTGTAACACTTTAACCTATGTCCCCACGCCTCAAGACGGTGCTTACCAACACAATTGCGTGGAAAGGTTTCATCTTGTGCTACTAAACGCCAATCTCGGTCACTGAGGTCGGGGTATAGCAATAGAGACATAATCAAGGTGTCACGCACCCGTGACTTACGGATTCGAAACCACGGGTACACCTTTTTTAGAGCTGGGATATCAAAGCCTATGACGTTGTGACCTACTACAAGGTCAGCCTCCATAAGCATTTTGACACCAGTTTCCACCTCAGAAGGTGCGAAACTATAGGTCTCTTCAGTATCAATATCTTTAAGACAGAGACAGTGGATGCGATTAAGCTCGTCCAGCAATCCGTTACTCTCTAGGTCGAATATCAACCGCATCCGTATCTCCTTAGCTAGCCAATGTGTATCTTACGTACTTCTGACCAGTAACAGGGTGGTACTTCACATTGCTTTTGATCTTGTAACCGCTGCCACGTAGGACAGAGATAACCTTGGTTAGTGATTGGATTGAATATTCAACAATGGCCTCACGTACTGTGATTGACCCTGCTTTTTTTAGATGACGCATAATTTTATCGTGCTGTGTCATGCCGTTCCTTTTCTTCCATCCATTGGATTCCAGAGATTGTGCTAGGTTGTTGAAGAACGTGTGGAGTACTTCCCACTCAGGATTTCTAGCCGCACATACGGCTGTGATGTCAGCCATCTCAAAGATGCTGTCGTCAGTAGATATCTCCATTCGGGGAAGCCTCCGTTGTTACCTCAATAAGTCTGCCTGTCTGCTCGTTGTACTCGAGCTGACAACACTCGCCCGTCATGCCGCTGAAACGATTTTTCAAGACCCTGACCGTAGTGGTATTACGGTTGTCACCTTGCTGATCTCTCTCGAGACCAATCACAACATCGGATGTTTGGGCGATACTTTGGGAGCCACGGAGATGACTAAGACTAGTCGTAACTCCATTTTCGTGGCCTTTGTTCCCTTCAAGGCGGCGCAGATGTGCCACCATGATGAGACCTACGCCTGTTTCTTCAACAAGTGAGCGTAGCTTTGTAACCATGATATCGAGGGCTTTACGGTCATCTACATCGAGACCCGCAACAGCAATCGAGATATGGTCGAACACAATAAAATCACATTTAAGACCCACAGCCATGTATCGGAGCTTTTCTATAAGCACCTCTGGGTCGGTAGAACCGAAGCTGTCGTATAAATGTAATCTGTTTGTGCTTGTGACGGCATCAAATGCCTCACGTAGTTTTCCTTCATCAGTGTCAGAGTTGACATGAAGGACTTCATTCATATGGATGCCCAGAATACCCTGCATCGTGCGACGCAAGCCTTCCTCGAGCATCATCATACCTACGGTCATCTCTTTATTCATAAGAAGGTCGTAGGCGATCTCACGGACGAATGCCGATTTACCGACGCCCGTACCCGCTGTAATTGTAGTCAGCTCCCTCAAACCTAAACCGTAGGTAGGAATATTTAATCCTGCAAATGGGTAAGGAACACGGAAGCTTTCGTTACTGCCTGAGACCTCTTCCCAGAGATCAGCAGCGTTCACAATGCCGTCTGGACGGTACTGTTTAGCACTCCAGATAGCATCAATAACCTCTGAGCCACGACCAGCGACTAACATATCGCTGGCATCTTTCAGGGGTAGGTGGGCGATATGGGCTTTGCCAGGGGATAGAAGCTTTGCACATTCGTGCGCTGCGTCCTGTCCGGCGGTGTCCATATCCATCATGAAAATAACCTTCTCGAATTTCTCCAAGAAGGATATGCTTTTACGTACAGACCGAGCTGCACCCGCTGATCCATTAGGAACGGATACAACTGGATATTTGTTGTTCTGAAGCTGTGATATCGAGAGGGCATCTAGTTCCCCCTCGCACACCACTATCATGCGTCCTGTATCACGCCAAAGCCAATCTCCGTAGAGACCG